GAAGGCAATCGAACCACCTTGCTGGCCGAGGAACGACGAAATACCGGCCGAAGGTCCTCCACCTGCAACGGTCGACATGACAATCTGAGTGTTAACGGTTTGCGAAGCCGAAAAGAGGAGTTTCGGACGATCGACATGATCAATTCGTGAGGCGAAGAACGTCTCCAGCCAATCCGAATAACGCGAACCACCGGCGCCAAGAAGATCCTTATATTCCTGCAGCCTACTAGCGATCGCCAGCTGGGGTACGGTGAAGGCCGGACCGACGGATACCGAATCGCCAGAAACGGTAGGCGGCAGCATACGGGACAGACGGTCGGGAGAAGACGGAACTACGGCCATAGGATGCGCCACGTTGAAAAGATCGACCATGGATACGACACCATCGGTAGGCGTTGTAGTCGTCTGACTCGAAGGCTGTTTACCAGTTTGACCGGAAACCGTAAAAGGTGTTGAATGCACCTGATGGATAATCGTGGCTTTATCAGGATTGTTCTTGCCGTCAGTATCAGAATTGATGATCTGATACAGAAGACCCATTCTATTATAGGTACCATTAGTCGAGCCGCCGGAGCCGGGATAGAATTGTGTCTCGTAATAGTAGTCGAGATACGAAAGATCACCGTAGCATTGTGTAAAGTAACGGGGAGAAGCGGCAGGAGTCATATCATAGGCCGTACCGGATGCCGGATACATGACTTTCCACGACATGGGCCATGCGTACGAATAGAGAGGATACTGACTGAATGAATAGTAGTTCCGTACGATATCCCAATAGGCAAGGTAGCTGTCAGCCGTCACCCACACTGTACCTGATAGTGACTCGTTGGTTAATTCGGCGGAAACAAGAGTCGAATCCACAATAGGATTGCGCTGCGAGATCCGGAGCCATGCCGTCAACGAATTCGAGAAAGCCTCGCCGTCACCAAGACCGCCCTTGCCATGGTTCACGTAGGTGCGCAAAAAATTCAGGCTCAAATTGTTCATGTCAAACTCCGAGCTATTTACGCGCATTTCAGGGTGATATAGCTGAAGAGGCACCCAAAATCGATGAAGACGAACGGTGTACGGATTGAACGTTGGAACCGAGAGAGGATTACTACGAACATCAATGCCCTGCGCAATCTTCACACGGTCTCGAGCATTGATAAAATCGATACGTACCGGGTAGAGAATGCCGGGCGTACACGTAAATGCCTTAGATTCAGGCACATCATACCGCGAATATCCGTTCACGGTATGGGAAATGTAAGGTTGTTTTGCCATATTATGTAGTTATATTTGGTTGATATACAAGCACTTGGGGAGAAGTTTTTATTCCAAAAGCTTTCTCCCAAATAGGGATAACATCGAAAAAAAGCTCAGGAATGGTGGCAGGCACATACAGTGTACGAGCAGTAGTCATCCGTATATACGTCATCAGTCGCGAAAACGGACCCTTTCTAAAGGATAAGGATGACGGATCGATGGAGTACCTTTTAGCAAGCTGAGTAAAAAGATCCCAAACCATGTCGCCGTGGAAACACAGTGCATACCGAGCTGCAGAAAGAATCGCTTTTTGCTCCTTTTCATGTTGTTGTAGGTATTTGTCATAGTAACGAGGGATCCGATACTGATAACCACCAGTCTTCCTATTAGCATCATAAGACCACAACGAAGTAGAAAGAGAAGGACGAGGCTGAGTACCGAGAAAATCACCAATACCGGGGCTGACAAATTTACGAGCGTATCTACGATCGGCAAGTTGCATACGAAGTTTGTTTGGCAAATCATAACTTGATGTGTCTATTTGTTTTACAACATATTTTACAGCATATCGAGCCCGTTTGGCAGTGGCTTGACACAACCATACAAAGCCGAAGCGAGAGATAATTCCACGGAAACTATTGTAAGTCATACGCGGATCGAACAGGAAACCATGGAAATGCAGACGCGGTTCCGTACCGGTAACAGGATTGGTACCGAATTCCTGAAAAAATACATGCTTAATGGTTCGACCGGTAACATGTCGAATGCGTTCGAACCACTTTCGCATGAAGGCGGAAGGATCGGCAAAAGCCTCTTGGTAGAATCGAGGAGCGATCGTGATCGTGACGAACCACGCTTCGTGGTGTTCAGCTCGACATCGTGCCAATTCCTGACGAATCCTGACGTACCAATCATTTCGAAGAGAACGCAGACACTCTTCACATCCACCACACGGGACAGCCAATCGAAGCCGAGCAACGTCCCAAGGTGACTGAGCGAGATTGCTAGTCGGAAGCGAAACATCGCGATCCTTCCGGAAATAGCGAGGATTATTTATCCAAAGAGGTGACGTACACATCAAAGAAAAGATTTTGAGATGAAAAATTTCACATGCCGGTAATACAAGGCATATTTTTCACGATACAGCTGGGCGTGATCAAACTGCTTAAAACGACCGAACCGAACAATTTTTCCTCGACCGACAACCGCCATCACGTCAAAAGAAGGTCCTTCATGTCCGTCATCGTGAATGATGAGCTGAACGGGCTTGTTGTTGATTATCAAATTAATACAGTTCATGAGATTTCATTAAAAAAAAGGAGGAAAGGTCTAGCAATTTAGCGATGCCTCTCTCTCCTCCCAGTCGTCAACCATTTTAAAGAACCTTGCCTAAAAGGGGCCGAACAACGCGACGACTTCCGTTATTCTTCGTCTTCTTCCGTCGATTTTTCATTAGGAAAATCTTTTGTAGTGAACACTAGAAATCCTGATACCAACATACAAGAATCCCACTCAAGAGCGAGAGGTCCGACAACTTCGGTGAGTCTCTCGGCGAGTACATAATTCTGGCCGAGAGCGAGAGGGTTCTCTTGGAGACACGTAAAGTCGGCACAATGGTTAGCAGGCCGGCGATCCGTCGGACGGAACTGCCCGTCAACTATCTCACCGAGGATGACAGAATAGGCATTAGTCGAAGGGATCGGACGGATAACCATCTGAAATTCGACCTCCTGATTTTCAAGTTTTTTCATGGTAAATGGTTTTTACGTTGAACAATTTGGTAATGCGATAATAGAAGGAATATTCGAGAATTCCAAATGTTTTACAACTTTTTTTTTGAAAAACTATTTACGAGGTATGTAACTTCTTCGAACTGAGGTACCTCCGATAAATTCTCCGTATCTATCCGAATGAGAGGTCGTCTGAATGAAATCGGCAGGCGCGGAGGAACCACGCCCGCGTGTCACAACAGCGGCTGCGGCCGCTGCAATCACAGTTTTCGCCATTGAATAACCAAATTGATTCTTTTGCGACCTGATATTGAACCAATTAGCAGGTAATTCCTGACCGGCCGACGCGGCACCGAGGCCGAGGAGGTATTCTTGAATATCCTTGCCGGTCATTTTCCGAGTCTTTCCAGTGGGACGGCCCTTTTCATCCACTTCAGGGACATCTACGGGAGTCGTCCAATTCACTGAAAACCAATTCTCGAGGTCCGCAAGATTGATCTTTGCTTGCTCACCGAGCACCTGATCAAGCGAGCCACGGGAACTGGCGGCGTAGGCTTGCGCGAGCGTCAGAGCAAGGTTGGCGGCTGCCATTTGCTCCATAACGGGTATTTCAGCGTCGTTAAGAGCTTTAAGACGCCGATATTCCTCAACAGACCGAGCGTAGTCAGAAATAACTTGTTGGAACTGATAAGTGGCGGTCAAATCAGCATACTGGGCCGAAGCCTGCTCAATTCTTGCCAACGCATCATGGTAAGCAGCCATCGACTTGGCATCGTTCACATTGTGAGCGAGAAGCTGCTGATTGAGGTCAGCAATGGCCTTGTAGTACGAGGCACCCTGAGTCTCATTTTCAATACGGGTAGCTTGAGCAGCCGACAAACGAGCATCCTCACGAGCCTTGTTCTTCGTCGCCTCAAGAAGGGCATTTTGTGCAATGGCCGTGGGGTCACCAGTGAAGGCAGGAGCCGAACCAATTGCTCCTGAGGATGATGGCCCACTAGCGGACGGTGCAGAACCTGAACCAGTTCCGATCGTGGCACCAACAGAAGCACCAGACTGGCCAAGGACCGCAGCAGGGTTGATACCAGCCTTAGCAAAGCGTTCGAAAACTTTGGACGGGTCATTATAAGCGTTCTCATAATCGAACATCGATTTATCGTGCTTTAATTGATATTCAGCACTTTTAGACATTTGCTCCAAGGCATATTGTTGCTGCAAGGCCATCTGTTTCTGGGCATACTTCCACTGGCGCTTAGCAGCAATACCACCAAAGATGGCATTACCGATTCCACTACCGCCAGAACTACCAAAGGACGAAGCACCGGAGGATGCAGCAGTCTGTCCGAGACCGAAGAGAAATCCAGCCATGACATTATTTTTTAAATTTACCGGTTTGCTGATAGATGATGGTCGTGGTAAGGGTATCTCCGGACTTAAACGTCGATGCGGACTGGCTCACCCGGTGAGAAGTCGTACAGCTAGCGAAGATCGCTACAACGACCATTGCGACGATCAGGACTATCCAAACAATCGCTCTGTTTTCGTTCATTTTCGAGTCATTGCCAATCTGATCGGCAACGTTATCCAAATTTTTCTTGGTCGAATTTTCTTGAGTAATCATTGTGGTAAATTTTTAAGGTTTGAAAGAACGATAGAAAGCGTACGCGCCATTCAAGCATTCATTGTCTATTTCCTTACGAATTCACGAACTCTTTCGAAAGGGACCGCGCACATATCATATAATGTCTAGTTAAGGCCCGAGGGGCGCTTTCTTCAGTCTGTTAAAATTTCCCGGGAAAGTCCGGAGAGTCAGAGAGTTACTGCGGCGTGGCAGGCTTGTGAAAAAAAGGTGTCTACGACGAGGCGCAAGCCATTCGGCTGCAGAGAGAAATAGGGGGAGGAAAGGGCAAGCCCAATCCTCCTTTTTATAGCGGTTTCTGTACGGCCGATCAGCCTCACGGCCGGCCTATATCAGTCTCCACTGTGCTCCGACTGATTGGTGGCGCCTTCGGCAGAGGTGGCAGTCTTCTTCGAAGACGCCTTATCAGCCGGACGAGAATCGAGGGCCGAATCGACCAATTCTTGGCCAACCTCGAGACCATCAAACTTGTCCATACGTGAGTAGGCATTTGGGTCAAAATCGATATCTGGATCGAATTTATCCATGGCGGACTGTGACTGAGTGTCAAACTTGGCATCGGGAGCGCCGGGAATGACATCTATAACACCTTCGCCATTCAAAACAGACATAATACGTTGACCGCGGGACATGTATGTCTGCAAGGGTTCTGAGAAATTCTTGTGTACCATAATTTTAACGATTTGCAAGTCGAGTTGCGAATGACTTATTGACGAGATTCTTCTTTTGAACTGAGTATGAGAGGTTTATGAAGAAATTATCCTGAACAGCAGACTGGAACGGCGAGTTGACCGTCGAGAGATCTACGAAAAGCGTCGGAATCTCAGAGAAGGCACGCTCGAAGGAATAATCAGAAATACTGATGATCGACCGAGACTGCACCCATTTGCCGAGGACCGCCGGGTAGCCCGAGAGCGAGCCGAAATCGCCGAGGGTCTCATCGTATGAAGCACGGAACTCATTGAAACACGGTTCGCGGTAAATCGAAATATCAGGACTGGTAGTAATTGACTTGCCGGGTAGATTCGAGAACCGAGAAAGCGGAACATCCTGATAACCAATATCATTGTACAACGGATTGAAGTAGTCGGCACCCTGATAACGCAGATAGTCCGGCTTGATGTTCTGCCAATAGTAAACCGGACGGATACTCAGCATATCGATAAGGTAGCCGGGCTCACGAAAGAAGTAGGACTGCTGGCGGCCCAACTGTGTGTTGAAGGCAATCGAACCACCTTGCTGGCCGAGGAACGACGAAATACCGGCCGAAGGTCCTCCACCTGCAACGGTCGACATGACAATCTGAGTGTTAACGGTTTGCGAAGCCGAAAAGAGGAGT